TACGCAGACGGGCACCCTTCGGACGTACTTTAGATAGGTCGTACTTCGGGACCAAGCCCAGGCTCAGGTAAGACAGCCACAAGGCAAATGCCCTAGCCCAACCTTCTTTGCTGTCTTCTACGGTAATCACAGTAGAAGTTTCATCAAAAGTATCGGAAATACTAGGAAGCTGATTGATAAACTGGCGCTCAACAGTTGTACCAACGCCGGTTCCATTCATCAAGATGTACAGGATTTCGGCAAAGTCCGTCCATTGAGTGATCGTAGTATAGGCGCAGTTAAACCCGCAGATATTGTCATGGTCCAGCGCCGGCCCAGCCGTCCACAGGGCACGCATGGAACCCATGATTTCTTGGTTTCGGAACAAGTTAATGGCCGTCTGGTAGTCTTCCAGCAGACTGGAAGGCACCCTGGGCTTGAAGTAGTTACTGTAACGGGAAATGGCTTCATCCCATGTTTCTCGTCGCTGTTTATCTTCTAGCCAACGAGCATAGGTCCGTTTGAAGATAAACTCTTGATACGGTGAAAACACGCTCAATCCTCCTATGGTGTAGCCCCTAGAACGCACTACACCTGGTAGAAGGCTTAGGCTTTCTTAGTGCGTTCTAGGGGAGTATTAAGGTAGGTCAGCAGACTTCAACGCAGTGCGCATTGATAAAGAAGGTCCCATTTTCGGTTTCAATAGGACACTTGGTCAATTCAAGACAGGATTCTATCGAAACGCCTAGATACGCTGCCGGAAGATGAGGTGTGGAATGGACACATTCTTGGCACTGGTGAAACTCCCCAGTGCGTGAACACATAACGATCATTTCTCACCCTTTCTTGTTCGTCTTAGCCATTGTCATCCCCCGTTACATCTTTAACCAATTCTCGAAGCCCTAGAGGCAGTTCATCGTACATTGCCCAAGCCAGGTTCCTAATTTCGTAGTGTGCTCTAGGTGAAGTTCGCAACTTCAGAAAATTCCTGAATGAGCGCAGGTTTATGGTCATTACCAAATTTGTAGCAAAACATTCAGGAAGCAGCATTTTGGCTACATCATTAGGTAGTCCTTGTTTAAGCATTTCGCAGATATGCTTAATGGTCTGCCAAATGGCTGTTTGCTGTTCAGGCGTGAATGTGTCCCAATCAACTATGAATTTTTTCAGAACTCTTGGATTTTCTGCTACATTCTCCTTCAGAAGTTCTTTCAACGTCCAACGTGTAGATTTAACAGAATATGAAGCAATCCTGTGGCGTACCAATTCCTGCAAACAGGCACGGCTAATACCTTCGATTTTGAAGGAAAGGTTAATGTGTTCAATCACACTTTCATGTCCTTTCCCAACCAACTTTTTCAAGTATCCAATCAGGTTTTCATAGGTAAAGGGGGTGTAATCTTGGCCTACACACACTTTTCCTGCTTGTCCAGCTATGAACATAGAAGCCGTGGCCGCTTCAAAATTCAACAGCTTAACTTTCATACTCATACTTCCTCCTGAGAACGTCCCACACCATGCCCTTAATCAAGCCGTCAGGAGCCACATAGTCTGGTCCCTTTACGATTTTCCCGTGTTCGTCCTTATCGGTCCCTTTCTTTTCGTTGGCTTCAGTAACGATTTCCAACGCTTGCGCAACCATGAGCTTCAGCATGTCCTCGGCAATTTCTCCATCTACGTCCACGGTTTCCTCTACTGTGGACAGCATCGTATCGAACATTTCCACACGCACCTGGGTTGCCCATTCCATAAGCATGTTGAAATGTTGGAAGTTCTGTGTAAGCAGCATAGCCGAGTCATGCTTAGTGCTGTAGAACTTGGTAACCGTACCAGTCAGGACAAACATGAAATCAGCAAACTCTCGAACCTGTTCTTCCAGGCACTCGGCATGGTAGAACTCGTGGACTTCTTCGGTAAGCATTCGCACTTCCAGGTTCGGGTCAAATTCAAGGCCATTCCGAACCCGGTTCCAATCAATAATTCGCTGCAAGATAGACGGCCGAATAACCACAGCGAAACGGTTTTCCAAAAGGTTTTCAATATCTTCGGGCAGTCTCTTATCCATTAGGCGTTACCTCCGTTCTGTGTTCTGTAGTGCGGATGTAAATGCGTTTCGTGGTCGTAGTTTTCTCCTTTTTCCCTTCACTCGTGCTGTAGTATTGAAGCATAGCGTTCATGTAAGGCTTGTAGCGTTCAGGTGTGTACTGCTGCACCAATGTTTCAGTTCTGAGCACATCATGACGCAAACAAATAGCTACTAACGTTTGAATGGCTCTCCATTCGCTTTTCCCTACACTCCATGCCCTGAAGTCGTCACTCATCTCATAGTACCAGTCATGGTTCTTCAACAGGTTTTCCAGGTTTTGGAAGCACTTCTCAATGTTCAGGCCCGAAGAAGCGTTCATCGTATTTACCTCCATACATCAGTTCCAGTTCTATGGTCATCAACAATTCCGCTACTGCATGAGCTAGCGGATGTAAATGCGTTTCGTGGTCGTAGTTTTCTCCTTGCAGATACGCCGAAATATGGCGTAGGGCAGCACTCAGTGTCCTCATGTTGCTCAGGCCGTATTTCCAATTATGTGGCCCGTACTTGGTTGCACCAAAGCCAAACACCTTAGACACTTCTTCTAGAGCTCCCCAAGGTAACAGCGCCATAGGCGGTTTGCCTGTATCGTGCTTCAATCCTTCCTGATGCTGCATGCTCCCTCCTTAATGTGTTTCAGCCCATGTCAGCCCTATGGCATAGTCTCCATCCAAAGGGCACTTAAACTTGAAGTGCTTTCCTGCTGCTTGAATGGCTTTCTTTCCTAGCTCACCTACTAAGACTGCATAATCAGGGCAACACTTTATCTGCCATTCGTCATGCACATTGGCGCAGAACTCGTAGTCTGAGCCAGGGACAAGCCCGTGGTCTTGAAGGCTTTGATCGAGAAGCACCAAAGCCTTCTTCATCACCACGGCACCAGCACTTTGCAGCAGGGTATTTAAGGCCGAATGACTGGACCGGATTTTTAACTGCCTACGGTCCAGTCCCCACAAGAACCCTCGCTTCTTTACTGCACGGTCTATGTCTTCTTTGAGACGCTTAAAAGCTGGCATGTTCTTTAGGAAAAGCTCGTACTTGGCTTTTGCTTGTTTTTCGCTACAGCCAAGAATCTTAGCGAGCTTGCCTAAACCAGCACCATACATCCACGCATAGAACCAAGTCTTGGCGGTATCTCGTGGAATACCGCCTAACGCCTTGGCATTAAGGGAGTGAATGTCTGTGCCGTCTTCTTTCTTGCCTTCCAGTACTGTTTTGGTGAAGGCTCCGTTGTCGTATTTAGCCAGGTAATGGGCAAGACAACGGGCTTCCAGTCCTTCGGCGTCAATTCCAACCAGGACGAAACCATTACGGACTGTGAATAGACTTCTACACTCGGCCCCTAAAGGCGAATAACTAGCCGGAACCTGGGCGATATTCGGGTGGCTATGAGTCATGCGACCGGTAACGGCACCACACGAATTGACGTACCCGTGAATTGCGCCGGTCTTCGGGTCATACAACTTCAGCCAGGCTTCGTCGCCTTCGGCTAACTGGCTGATACGCTTTTGGATAACCCAAAACTCAGCAATGAGTTTGGCTTCTGGGTAGTCCAGGCCCTTCAAGACGTTTTCGTCTATCTTGGGTTCCCCGGTCTTTTCCGTGAACTCCGTGGGTTTCCATCCATAACGGTCTTGGAATAGCTTTGCTATGTGCTGGTTGGAGCTAGGGTTAAACTCCGTCAGTTCAATACGGGTGCAAGGTGCCCCTTTAATGTAGCCGAACCGCTTGTTGTTAGCTTTGGGCACAAACGGTTCCTTGTCTTTGGGAAGATAGAAAGGTGGCACCATTTCGTGGAGCTTTTGGCGGAGTTCTTCTCGCCTAGCTACCCATTCGATATACAGGGCTTCAGCTTTCGCTTGATCGAAATGGAAGCCATGCTGCATTTGCCTGGTGATAATACGAGCCACTGCATGTTCCAAGTCCAGAGCTTCAGGCGAGACTTCCCTAGATTGCAGAAGCTCCAACAGCTTCACTGTCACCCGCACGTCTTGTTCACAGTAGGCGCTCATCTCAGGCGTCCACTGATTCCAAGCGCCGTCTTGCTTCCCATAGGAACCCTTGAGCACTCCCAGCCTGTATCCCCAGGCTTCCAGGGAATGACTGCCGATTAGTTGGCCTGGAAGCATCCCTTTCTTGAATCTGCCGAAGTCTGAATCTCGAATGTCAGGGAAGACCAGCCTTGCCCATACCAGCGTATCAAGCACTTCACCCTGGAAGGTCCAGTCCGGGAAAACTTTCTTGATCGCTGGTAAATCAAAGCTAATGATGTTGTGGCCTACAATGGCATCAGCTTTGCTGAGCCGTTCGATCCCTTTAGGCACGTCATAAAGGTCGTACCGAGTGTAGCGCTTCGTGTAGGTGTCATAGATTGTTAGGGTCCAGATTTTGGTTAGCTCATGGAGCAGCCCGTTTGTCTCTAAATCGAAAACGAGCACAGACACTCACCCCCTTTCTAACTAGAACAGTTCTTCGTCAGTGTTAAAATCGCCAGCTTCTACGGGTAGCAGCCTCCCTGTGTTGTGGTTGTATCTGAGCACATCTGCTTTCCCTATTTTTCCGATAGGTCGGTTCTTGATAACTCGCACTACGGCCAGGTCCGGGTCTTCGCTGTACTGGTTCCGCTCCAGGGCAATCACCACATCAGACAACTGCTCCAGGGCACCGGAACCCCTAAGCGAAGTAAGGGACACGGCCCTGCCTTCGTTCCAACTTTTTCCGTCTTTAGGGCGGCTAAGATGGACTACGGCCAGAACTCCGACACCTGTTTCTTCTACAAGCTGCCGAAGTTTGGTCATCAGTCGGTCGATAGTTTGACGTTCGGAATCTCCTAGGTCATCTAGTCCCGATACCACAATGCTAATGTGGTCCAGGACTATCCAGTCAACCGCACACCCCACAGCAAGATAGCGAAGATTATTAAGGAGAGTACCAATTTGAGTGCTTCCCCAATGGTCATAGAGCCAGAACCTCCCACTGCCTATGGTTTCCTCAAAGGCTTTCTTCTTTTCTTCTTCTGAAAGAGCGGCTTTGATATGCGGCAGGTGTAACGGTTTATTGAGTACTACCGTACCGTAGCGCTCCGCAGTTCTCCGTTTACTTTCCTCTAAAGCCAATACGCCGATCTTCAGCTTGTGCTCTCGTAGGAAATGAGCGGCTATTTCGTGGACGATAGTTGATTTACCGATGCCGCTGCCTGCTGTGAACAAGTACAGTTCGCCTTTTCGGAACCCATACAGCAGGTCATTCAGAGCAGGGTAGGGCGATAAGAACCCTTCAGCAAGCTCCGACCACATAGCGTCATACAGTTCCGTTCCGGCAATGATTCCGTCTGGCCGATACGGAACAGCTTGGAAGACGCCCTGGGCGATCATTTGGCCTTGGCCTGCTTGCAGTAGTTCATTAGGGTCTTTCACTTCTTCGGATGGGTAACGGAACAGTTTTACTCGTCCAGGCGTCAGGACTGCTGCCACTTCTTGGGCAGCCTTCTTACCTTGCTCGTCATTGTCAAAGGCAAGCACCACTTCAGGGAACTGGTTGACAAAGTGAAGATTGGCTAAGACTACCTTTTTCGCTGATTGAGCGCCGTTAGACACACTCACTACCGGCCACTTCAAGCCAAAGACTTGCGCCACACTGAGGCAGTCTATCTCCCCTTCCGTGATGATGAGGCGTGGGCTATTAGGGGACCATAAGTGTTGCCCAAATAGCTCCACGTCATTCGGTTTCCCAAGCCAAATGAAGTCTTTATTAGGGAAGCGAAGGTGTTGTGCCACCAGCTTCCGCTTTTTGTAGTAAGGAGCCACCTGGACAGGACAGCCTTTGTAGGTTGATACAAAGTAGCCGTAGAACTCGCAGGTCGCTTTTGTGATCTTCCGCTTTTGCAGGGGCTTGAATTGGTCAACTGGTAACAGCGTATCAGAAGCAGCTTTCGTGGCAGTGGTTGCTGGAGTCTGCTGGTAAGCTACCTTATCGTAGGCCTGACAAGAGAAGCAAAACGCTGAGCCGGTCGAATACAATGAGTAGGCATCTGACGAACCACAATGTGGGCACGGTCCATGCCTTACAAATTTCCCACCCATACACCTTACCCCCCCTTATCGTTAGCTTTTGTAGCGCCGCACAAGTTCCTGAACACACAGATGGTGCGGGTCAGTAATGTGCTCACCTTTAGTGTCCACTACTTCGACCAGTTTTGCCGGATGGAACGGCCAAGCACTAGCGTAGGGGTTATAGCGGTACACCCACAGCCTTCCTGGGGTAGAGGCAATAGCCACTGCTTGGGCTGCCAAATCTACCAGCAGAGTTTTTCCTTCTAGGCAGTCATCCAGTGATTTCTTAAAAGAAGCCTTTGGCTTCCTGAAAGAAGCCTTTGGCTTCCTGGGTTTGGTGCCTTTGGTTTCCTCATCTTCTTCACAGAAGCCGTCGAGAATCAGCCGCCCCAGCGTGAAGATTTCCCGCAGTTCGTCGTCCTCTACGTCTTCCACTACCAGACGTAGAAGCTGAACGTTGTTGGCTTCATCGAACCTCGTCACAATAAAGCCCCGGAAACCGTTGTAGAAGACGGCAAGCCTACGCCGATGATCTACAGCCACCAGGGTGTTTCGGTTCATCATGTCAGCAAGAGTGAGTCCCATTTTCGGCCCCCCTTGTTGCAATCAGTTCGTCGAATAACACTAAAGCCAGTTCTTGCAGGTCGCTTGTGGAGACGTGGTCTTCGCCTTCAGTTACGCTCAGAAGAAGCCGCAGGTAATCACCGCCGTCTTGAAACACGAAGAAGGTCTTTTCCCCGTTCCACAGTAGAAAGAAGTCCCCTTGTTTCTTGAGAATTTTGTAGTGGTCAGGTAGCGCAAAGTTCATGGGTTCCTCCTATAGAAAAAGCCCGGTATGGTAGCCGGGCCATGATAGGTTTTAGCCAAGCATCACCTTTGGCGCAGCTTTCAGCGAATACCTGGCATAGTTCTTTCCAGAGAAAGACCGTCGAATTTCCGATTCGATTTCCCACCCTTCCTTCCGAAGCTCATGGATACGAGCAGCAAGGCGGGTAATACCGAACTCCTGCCACGCTTTCAGTGGAGTAATGGACTTGCCGGACAGCAGATAAGAAATCAGAGCTTCCTTTTGCGTCATCGTTTCATTGCCTCCTTGATAGCTTTCCATCTGGTTTCACTGTAAGGCTCATCAATCCAAGCCTTGGGGATTAGCTGCTTGGCCCACACAAACCCGTTCTTTTCGGCCCAGGCTGCATACGTCGTAGGTGAGCCGTTATAGAGCCGGTTATTGGGATTTGAGAACACCAGGCGAATATCCAAGTCTGGATACTGAGCCTTTAGAAGTAAGTGTTTCTGTCTGTCTTTGGCGATAAACCTTCCTTTGGTTTCGATGATTATACCGTTAGGCAGGATAAAATCAGGTGTGTAAAGGTGGACTCTTGAGGGAATAACGTACTGAAGTTTATACGCCTCGTATTCTACTTGGACACCTAGCTGTTTTAGCCAGTTTGCGTTGAGTTCTTCTAAGCCTGATCTGTACCCTTCAATTATCCCCCTTTGTTTTGGCGTCAGTTTCTTCTTAGAAGTCTTCTTCATCCGTCAATCCTTCACTTCCCTCCATTTCAAACGGCATGTCTTCCTCGTCTTCCACTACGTCAAAGCCGAAACGAACAGCCGATCCACCACTAGGCGCAAACTCCAACACCTGGACAGCGTTAAGATAGAGCGTGACGCCTACCAGGTTGGTAGCAGCGACGTAGTAGGGCACGGGAGTGAAGTTGATTCGGATTTTCGAGCCGGTATAGATGGGCTTGTCAGTGGGCACCGGCTTTCCTGCCTTGTCGAAAATCGGCAACGTGCGTGACTCTTTTTCTCCAGTCCGCTTGTTCTTTACGGTTGCCGATGTTTTGAACTTCAGGATGATATTGCCCGTAGGTTCTTCTGTGGCCTCATCAATTTCCGGCTCATACGGGTAATGCTTAGTCATGGATTTACGCTTAGCCGGTTTCGCCTGGTTGTAGTACTCGGCAAACGCTTCCTCGGTCATCTTGTTGATTTCGTCCAGGATAGGTTGAGCATCTTCTTCGCTCAGAATAAGGTTAGTGGTGTACTCGCCTTCCTCTTTGAAGGCGGTCTTGGGCTTCTGAAGCCAGGGGTACTGAGCAATACCAACAGGGGTTACAATACGCTTCGGTTTTTCAGTGTTTGCCATGTGTTTTCCTCCTTAGTTTTCGAGTTCACGGATAATGTCAGACAGCTTGTCGTACCGCTTGAATAGGTTGAGTACGGCCCGAACGCTTAGACCGTTGGTGTGAAGCCAGAACACGAAGTCTGTAGGTAAGGGTTCTCCGGCTAGCCATGCCGCATAGCCGTAAGCAATGAGCTTTCTAGCCTTCTTTGTAATGACCATAGCATCCTCCTTAACGCACAAACCCACGCATAAGCGTAAGAAGCGACTGCTTCCTTTGTGATACTCATGCGCGGGTTTGCTGATCGGAACTGACCAGGTTTAGGCAAAGAAATAGAGACTGTTCTTAACGTCGTTAATGTCCAGGTTTCCTAGTGGTGGCGGTTCAGGAAGCTCTACATCTTCCGGCAACTGAGCTTTGAACTGTTCATAAAGGTCTTGCAGCCGGTTTTCACTGTAGAGCTTCACGAACTGCTCTCTAAGCACTCCTGCCATCGTGTCTAGGTGCCCAGCGTGGCAGCCGTATGAGTCATGGACCATAGCAAAATCTTTGATACCCTGGGCCAAACACTCCCTTACAGTGAACACCAGGTGGGAGGCATCCAGACTGTGAATTACATTGGGCGAAATCCCATGCCGTTGCCGGGTCTTGTCTAGTTGTTCCGTGCTTTCGGCTACGGTCATACGCTTACCCGTCACCTTTTTGGCTTTTTCCTTGTTTTTGAGGCGTGTAACTCCAAAGAACGTCTCAATCCTGATGAGCTTATGCTTCCGCTTACGCTGGACTACACGGAACCCTGTGGGCGTAGTCCAGCAAATCGGTAGCTTATGCTCATTGAAGATTTTCGCCACATTTTGGAGCCACTCCTTTACTTCCATTGCAGAAGACAAGGTAGCTTGAATGGCTTTAGTGTTGATTTCGGCCAGGACTGCTGCACTGAGGAACAACTTGTCCTTCAGTTCAGCAAATTCCGGCCCGGCTTCTCGTAGCTCTTTAGCAATCTGGATTTTCATGCCTTCCTTGGTGACACCATAGGGAATTGTCATGGTATTCCGCTTGGTCCAGGCTCGGGTAATTTCGCCACCACATGCCTCTAGCCATGCCTGAGCTATCGGGTCTTCGCTTGAGCGTGCTATTTCCGTAGCCGCCTTTGCTACTTTTGCGTACACATCCGAAGGCTCAGGACTTGGAATCAAGTTAACCGTTTCACCTCCTTTCTTGTCTCGTTGCAGGGCAGCGAAGTGTTGCAACCCATTGCAAGAACCATCTACACTGACTGGCAGATGGGACTTGTACAAAGGCCCGTTCTGCTTGTATTTGGCCCACTCGAAGCACGCAGCTAGGAACTGCCACGGCTCATCTGCCTCAGTCCAAGCCTTGGTGCCATCCAATGGGTTGTTCCCTGCATCCAAAATCATGTCTTCGTTCTCGTGAACCCAGGCTATCCGGTCTTCAAATGGAAGCTTGTCTATGGGCTTTCCACGCTTCGGGTCCGTGTTCGCCCAACAGTTCGCCAAATGGATAGCCAACCACTTCACGCCACTTTCACCTAGCTCTACACCATCAGCAAATTCCAGCAGTCCTTTAGCTAGGTCATCGCCCTGAGGATTAAGGAAGGCCGGAACCGGGTACATACGGCCTCGGAAGTCCATAGTCCAAGGAAAGTAGATGGCCTCATACTGGACCATCTGTTTAGCAATACTAAGTGTGCGCCCAGCAGCGATGTACTTAGATTTTTCAGCTATCATGTCGCCCATAATGGCAGTCACAGTCTTCTTCCAGGTCCGCACCTGGTCCGGGTGTTGTTCCTTAAATTCCTCATAATCCATGCCTATCACTTCCCAAGGCTTATCAGGAAGCTCTACATCAGTAGAAGGTAGCAGGCCAAGTTTATCTGGCAGCTTCCACACTTCTTCCACTACTGCCAACACATCTTTGTTGACTCTCCACCTGGTAGCCTGCAATGCATTGAGTGCTTCAAACGCTTTGGACAAATCAACGTTAAAGAAGCCTTTGGCTTCCTGGTCCAGGTAGTCTTCAATATTTCGCAGGTCTTTGATAGCTTCGAGCCTAAGTGTGTAGTAACCACCATCATCTAAACTGGTCCAAGGCTTAGGCTCTATGACCATCGGCATGTACTTCGGCCGAAGAATGTCACAAGCGTATTGGTGCGCCTTGTCTAGCCACTTCCTAGCAGCATCAGACAACACCACAATGTCCGACGTTCGGCCTGTGAGTGCGTAGTGTTCCCGAATTGTAAACATACCCGTGTTGGCAATCAGCAAGTCAATTAGCTTCGCTCCAATTTCAGCAGCAGCTTTTGGCCTGGGGTCATCCGGTACGTCAAACAGCCGTTTAGCTCGGAAAATCACTGCTCGTCGATGACGCATGTGGTTTGTACGAAGATTAGACAAAATGGTCCGCAAGAGCTTCGGCTTTTCTTCCTTAAATTTGTGATATTCCTTGTAATCACGAATTGCGTTGTAAACTTGGATTGCCAGCCTGGGCAGGGGCGAGTAGCCTTTGTTTACGTGCTCCGTGATTACTGTGTGCAACGTTAGAAACGCCAGGTGCTCCGGCTCCATGTCCGCAATATACTGGCGGACTGCCGAAGAAATTTCCCGACCATGACCAGACACCAGGAACCGCCGAATCGCTTCAGTCAACGGCTTCATGCCCATGTTAATAAGGGCAAAGTGAGGTGGTAACGGCTTCCCACTGGCCTTGCGAAGCTCGTACTGGTGGACGGCTTCATCTACGGCTAGCTGTTCCAACTTTAGCTGCTCTTGGACAAGCCATTCATCTTCATTGTGTTGACAGCCATTAGCCTTGAGTGCTACTAATTTCTTAATGCCCTTTCCCATCTTTGCAATCTCCTTCTCTGACTAGGGGTTAGCACTCAAAGTTGAGCACAACACGCTAAAGAAGCCTTTGGCTTCCTGAAAGAAGCCTTTGGCTTCCTGAAAGAAGCCTTTGGCTTCCTGGTGCTTTCTTTCCAGTGGTGGAGGGGTAGTGTTCCAACACTGAATCATGCTGGAACGTAGGCGTCGCAAGGACATAACAGAATGAAGTGGTGTTGTTACAACACCAAGACGGGTAAACAGCGACGAAAAACACGTGTAAAAACAAGGGTTGTCAGGCTTAATGAAAAGAGATTTCATTTCTCCAACACCTTCACTGCCTGCTCACAATGTTCAGGTGCTAGGTGGGCGTAGCGCTCAGTCAAGCTGATGGTGGAGTGACCTAGCAAGGTTTTGACCGTGTACAAAGGAACGCCACTACTCACCAATTTGCTTGCGTAGGTGTGCCTTAATCCGTGAATTGTCACGTCTCGGTCCAGCACACCTTTGGACCGTAAGAACCGAATTGCCATTTGAGTTTGGTCAATGTTTACCATCCTAAACGGTCCTTCTTTGTGCTCTTTCCGGGCCGTCAAGATTTCCCGCACTCTCCTAGTCATCGGAACGGCTCGGTGAACGGTTCCTTTCTGGTCCTGGGCATGGACCACAATACGATTATTGGACCAGTCCACCTGCTTCCAGGTCAAGTTCAAGGCTTCGCTAAGTCGAAAGCCCGTGTCTGCCAAGAGCAGAAGCAGGTCAGCCACGTGTGGATAAGCTGCCCGTTTCTTACCAAAAGTTTTATCTTGGGTACTTTCCTTCAGCAGTTTGTGGGCGGTCATCAGTTCTTCATCGGTCCAGGTTCTTAACCGCCCGTTGGCCTTCTCACTGTAAAGCGTAATCTTCGGCACCCTATCCAGCACTCCCCATTCGTCACGAGCGTGGCGAAGTAGGGTTTTGAGTGCTGCCAAGTATCTGTTAATCGTTGCAGGCTTTGAACCTGCTTCAATTAACAGGTACTTGGCCTTGTTCAGCCATTTCTCGTCAATCTCGCTCAACCTGGGGTTCTCACCCAGGGCTTCAGCAAGATTGACAAGACGGTTCCTGCTGCGGAACCCGCTCTTTTGGGAAGCCCAACGCTCTTTCCACAGCCGTTCTACTGCTTCCAGCAAGCTCATGTCATTACTAGCAGCAGCGGCAGAACGGCTGGCCTTGGCCGTCACCTGCTTCCTGATGGAAGCCATGACGGCTTGGGCTTCCCGTTTGTTGCTCTTGCCGGTAGAGCCAGCATAACGCTGCCCTTTGTACCGAAAATCGTAGTACCAAATTGGTCCCCGTTTATATAAACCCATTGTGCTCACTCCTTTCCGTTGTGACCATGTGTGAGCACTAAGTTAAGATTCCTCTTTCTCTTTGTCAGACGAAGCCAAAGGCTTCTTTGACGAAGCCAAAGGCTTCTTT